CCAGCGGGGTCAGCACCTCGGCAAACCGTTCGGCCAGGGAGCGCAGCGCCGTCGTGCCGTTGGCCGTCACCGTTGCCAGAGAGGCAATGCCCGTCAGGCTAGTGCCGGCGTTCGGCACGTCCGCCACCTGCGGGTTGCCCAGGCTGTCGAACACCAGCAGCCGGTTGGCCCGCAATGTGGTGCCCGGCAGTTCAGTCAGCGGCGTTTCGCTCGGCAGCGCGCGCACGGCACGCCGCGCCAGCGCCGCCTCATCTGCCACCGCCTCCCACAGCGCGGCCAGTTCCGCGTTGAGGCGGGCCATGTCGAACACGCCCTGCACCGGGAACACGGTGCGCTGCACAATCTCCGTGGTCCGCCACAGCCGCACCACATCGCCAAGCACGGCCGGCGCCGCCAGCCTCACCACCTGGTTGCCCGGCAGCAGCGCGAAGCCCACCGGGACGCCGTTGCGGACAACGCTGAGGTCGCCGGCACGGCTCACGGGGAAGCTTAGCGGGAAGTCCACCTGCGCCGCGGTGGCAATGAAACTGCTCAACGTCTCCAAGGCGAGGCTCCTATCGTGTTGGGCCGGGCATGACAGCCTCGGCCTCCCGGCTCAATGCACGGGTCAACCCGCTGATCCAGATGAGGTTCTGCAATGGCACCAGCCGACGCAGCGCGCCCGCCTGCTGCCCCGCCTTGCCTTGTTCCTCGCCAGTGAAGTGATCCGCTGCCGAAAAGAAAGGCGAGACGCCAGCACCCAACACGCTTTCCAGCTTCTGGCCCCAGCCCGGTTCCTTGGCGAAGGTGGGCGGATCGAGGCCCAGCAACGGGCGCAAGCCCACGCCGTTCGAGGTCGCAATTTCCAGGGTGTTGCTCAGATCCCCGATGATGCCCAACCAGCCGGAGCGGTTTACCGCCTCATAGAGACGTTCCGTGGAGAGGATCGGGCTGCGATCGTATGGCCCATCGGCCGGGCCCCCGATCAGCCAGGCCAGCCCAATGCCCGACATGGCGCCCGACAACACCGCCTGGTCCCGCTGCGCAAGGCCCGACATGACAATTCGCTGCGTCGCAGCAATGGCGAAGCCCTTGTACATGAACACCAATTGCCAAAGCGGCGCGGTAAAGAAGGCAGGCTTGTCGGCCACGCCAGGCTTGGTGACGGCAAACTGCACCGCCGTCGTGAGCATGGCGCGGAAAGTGTCGCGCAGAGGCGCGTCGCGCCATGCGTCGGTGTTGGCCAGGTGCAGCTTGCCCATCTTCTGCGAGCCCGCAGCCCCCCACTCGACCGCGAACCGCAGCGCTATCTCGTCATCCAGGCCCAGCGATGCCGCCTTGATGCGATCGGCCGCGCTGATGGTACCGGCCACCATCTGCACCGACAGCTCAACCAGGTCGCTTTGCAACATCGCGCCGGAAAACCGCTGCAGGGTCTGCGTCCAGGGAGCGACAAGGTTAAGCATCTGCATCGAGGTCGCAATTTGCTCCATGCCCCGTTCGAACGGCGAAGCACGCGCCGACAGCGCCGACATGTCGTTTCTCTCGCGGATGGTGTGCAGGGTAATCATGTCGCCCGCCGCGCCAGCCTTGGCCGCTTCCTCGCCGGCCAGCCGCCACGTTTCAGGGTTGTTCAGGTTGTCGCCCATGCTTTGCAGCACCCGCAGGAAGCCCGTCGCCATGACCACCCGCCCGGCATCGAGGACGTTGGCCGTCAGCGCCATGCCCATCTGCCGCGCCACAGCGTAATTGGCCAAGAAGCGCAGCACCCGCACGCTCATAGCGTCGGGGTTGTCGGGCACGGCATGGGTGCCCTGCACCAAGTCACGCAGCATTTCCAGGGATTGGTCCATCTGGCGCACGTCATCCAGCGTCTTTCGGCCCGCCACCACCTCGTCCAGCATGTCGATCTGCCGGGTAAGCCGGTGGACCAGCATGCCCGGATCGCCAAACTCGCGGCCCGTCTCGACGGCCGGGCCCATGAAGCGGACATAGCTGTAGCCCACATCGGAAATGTCGGTGTCCAGAAAGTCCACGATAGCTTCCGGCCGCACGTTGATCTGCCTCTCCTTCGCGTTGCGCGGGGTGTAGTGGTCCCGCCAGTTGACCGGCGAGCTGGTGTCCCGCGCGTCCACTTGCAGGATCTCCCGCATCAGCTTGAGCCGGTCATCGGTACGGATCTTTGAGGCGCTGATGGCGTTGTCCACCGCGCGGAAAGCATCGCCCATGGACACGGCAGGGGTAGGCAGGCTCTTGCCCAAGGCCGAAGCCAACTCCGTTGCGGCCACAGATTTCGGGTCCAACTGTTCCAAATTGCGCAGCGGCTGCGAAAGCTCCCGCGCCTTGAACGCTGCCTTCTGCGGGCTGTCGGCGCCGGCGAGGAAGTGCCGATACAGCGCCCTTTCCAGGCTGTCGCTGCTGCTTTCGCGCAAGATGTGGGAGACGGCAATTTCAGCGCGCACCGCGGCATCGGCCCATCGAGGCCTGCCGCCGGCGTCGTCCGGCGTAAATTCGCTGGTGAGCACGGCCACGAGCTTGTCACGCATGGCCTTTACTTTTTCGATGCCCCATCGCTGAGAAATGTAGGGCCGACCTGCACCGCCCGGCGCGTCTGCCAGGTTAGCCAGCCGGCTTTTCATCACCTCCCGCGCCGTCACCCCCTCATCGCGAATGCGCGCCATCAGCTGCTCGGCTTCCCGTGAAACCTTGACCGCGCCGCTGGCGATCTTTTCCAGGCGGTCGTTCATTTCCGCGATGACCGCTTCCGCCCGGCCCATCTGCTCTTTCAGCCGGGCCTCGGCCAGATGGCGGTGCTTGGCCGTGAGGATAACGCCAGCATCCGCGCCAGCTTCCTCCATCGGCTCAAACACCTCGGTGCTCCACACCTTAGCCGCGTCCAGCGCCTCCGGCACCTGGCGGCCCAGGCTGTCTACCGGCACCATCTGCGTATGCAGCGCGCGACCGACCAGCGTGCGGAACTCGGCAAAGGTCAGTTCCTGCCCGCCCTGGAAACGGTTGTTGAACACAGTCGTTGTGGCGGCAACGGCTACCTTCATCGGCCCAGCCAATGCCCCGGCAGCGGAACTGGGGGCAAAGCCGCGATGGCGAAACCAGTCCTGCATCATGGACTGCTGCGCGCGGGCGTAGCCGGCGAACCACTGCATCGCGCGTGCCTCGACCGGGGCTGTAAGGCTCGGCCTGCCTTCTTCGTTGCCGCGCATCCGGGAGAAAGGCGGGGTCGCCAGCCGCGAGGCGTCCCCCGCAATGGCGTCGCCCACCCACCCCTCAAACGTGTTCTGCGTCAGCGCGTGATACGGGAACTGCTGCCAGTTAAAGACCCGCTCGGCGCCGAATACATCAGGCGGACGCACGGCCGGGCCAACAGGAACCGGGCCTGCCGCCGCCGACAAGTTTCCTGGCTGCTGGTTCGCTGGCGGATCATCCAGAAAGCCAGCGCCCGGTGGTGAATTGGGCGCCCCATCAGAAGGCCTCGGCGTCTGTTGAGCCCGCCGTCCAGCAGCTTCCCACTCAGCAAGATCTATTGCAGTGCGCGCACCCGCGCCGCCGTCCATGTTGCGCGCCGTCCCGGCCTCTGCCGCCTGCGCCATGGTGGCCACACCGGGCGGCGTCTGCGTCGCTTCCTCCGGCGTCCAGTCCCATCGCTCCGACATGATCCGGATTTCCGCCCGGTAGGCGTCCATGTCGCCCCGCGCGAAAGCCTCATCTGCGCGGGCGCGCGCCCCCTCGCGCTGCGCCACCTTCTCAGGGTCCGCATCCGGCCGCATGTGCCAAGGCAGATCGTTGGCAGGCACCCCCGGCGTCTGCATCCCGTCCCATCGGTCGTGGTAGGCCGCCTGCCCCGCTGCCATCTGGTCGGCCTGGCTGCGGCGCGACAGCCCCCCGCCTGCCCCGCCCAGCGCCCCACCCAGGAGCGCGCCAAAGGCCACCTCCATCAGCAGCGGCCTTTGCAGCTCCGCAGGCAAGGTTTCGTTGGCGAGCAGGACGTCCGCGCCCGCAAAGGTAGCGTTCAGCGCCGCCGCCTGCCGCGCGCCCGAAGCAGCCCTCGCCGCCGCCGTGGCGCCCACCCCCAAGCCGGGGGCAATCGGCAAGGTGACAAGGCTCGTGGTGCCCAGCATGCCCGCGACGAAGCGCGACCAAGTGGCGCCACCGAACTCCAACGCCCGTTCACGCTCACGATCGCCAGCAATGCGCTGCAGGATGGCCTGCGACTGCGCGGGGCTTTCGCTTTCCGCCAGCAGGCCCACGTCGCCCATGTTGGCCATGAGGTAGGCCCGCACCTGCTCATCGTCCCGCAAGGCGCTGTAGCCCGGCACGGCCGGAAACTGCTGGTCCTGCAAAAAGGCCGCAGACCTGCGCACCAGAAAGTCGTCCTGCCGCCAGGACCGCACCAGGTTCTCGCTGAAAGTGCTGCCAGCACCAGGCGCGGGGTCGTAGGGGCGTGAGGCAATCTGGTCATCGCGCAGCGGGGGCATCAGGCCAGCGCGTACCGCAGACGGTTCCCAATCGGGGATTTCGGTCATTCCGGCAAAGCTCCCGCAGTGCCTGGCACAAGGTCACGCGGGGGGCGGGTAAGGAACCGCCGACGCTGCTCAACCCGCTGCGCCTCGGCTGCCAAGGCCGCATGCCGCGCGCCTTCCGTCTCAGCCGTCACCACCCGGGCCACCGCACCCAGCGGCACGCGCAGCGGTTCAGCCGTCTCCTGGCCGTCCGGCCCCCGGCGCATTACGCGATCCAGCATCCCGCGCACATTCCCATCGCGAAAGCGCACGAGCTCATAAAGCTGATGCCGCTGCCCCTCGATCACCGCCGTCTGCCCTGTTTCGCGCCAGAAGGTATCGCGGCCCATGTCCATGTCGCCCGCAACCGCAGCAGGGATGCCCAACCGCTCGGCCAGCGCAGGCGGCATACGGCCCCTGCTCGTCTCCAACCACTCGGTGCCCGGAACCAGGCGCGGTGAACCGAACCCGAACATGGTGTTGCCCGAAACGGCAACGTGACGTTCTGCCGCATTTGCCACCCATCGCGGCGCACCCGGCTCAAGCCTTCCCCCATCAGGTGCCAGCATGTTGGTCGGGTTCCGAACAGGCATGCTCGACGGCATGAAGCCCTCAACAGGCATTGTCAGGCGTGAGACAGTCCATTCGCGGCGGACCTCAGCCAGCGCCACCTTTGCCGCCATCGCGGGATCATGCGCGTTGACCAGGCTCGTGAGCATCGCGTGGCGGAACGCCGAGCGCATGCCTGGCGGGACCGCAGACGGCAGAGACGATCCAAACATGGGCCCCGCATCGGCCAGCGCCTCCGTCAGCCGTTCGTCCATCGCCCGATCCTGGATTTCCCGCGTCTCGCCCAGGCGCAGGCGCATGCGCTCCTGCAGTTCAGGATCGCCGCGCATCACGCGCTCCATGTCGGCGGTCAACGACACGACCGCCCCGGCCCGCTGCTCGTTTGTCGGCAGCGTCGGCGCGCTGCGCAAGAAGCTCGCATATGCCTCGCGCACCTGCGCCGGCACCGTCGCATGATAGGCAACGCGGGCAATCGGATCGGCCGACAAGGCTTGATGCAGCCGGCCAAAAGCTTCGATGCGCGCCGCGCTGCGCGTGCTCACGGCCTCCTGCATTTGCACGTCAAGGTTACTCGGCATCAGGCCCGACCGCGCCGCCCCAAGCAACACAGCCCCCGCCCGGGGCGTAGCGAAGTCGCCGCCAGCCAGCTCGCGCACATACTCTTGCCGCTCGCCTGAGTTGGAAAGGTTGAAGCCCTGCCCCATGGCGGCGTTTACCTCGGCGCCCACGCGCGCCACCGTCCCGGCCGCCTGCGTCTCGTGGGCCAGGCGCCGCGCCTCATTGTCCAGCACCGCCGCCCGCGCCGGCAGGGTCAACCCCGCCGTGTCGTTCCACAACCGCCCGGCCAGCCCGCCCATTTCGTCGTTCTCAGGCGGCGGCGGCGAGAGGCCGCGCAGCACCCGCAGGCTTTCGGCAACGCCGATCTCCCGCAATTCCCGCTGCGCCGTCTCCCCCTCGTCGCGCCGATCATCGGCCGCGGCCACCCGTGCGCGCTGCTGCTGATCGCGGAGGAAGCCCCGCGCCGTGTCGCTGCCGGTGGTGGCGCTGATTTCAATAAGTCGCTGCTGGATTTCCGCCCGGCGCGCGGGCGAAACGCCCTGCGCTTCTTCCAGGAGCAAGCCGCTGGCCTCCGTCTGCAAGCGCGCCGTGGCCGTGGCCTGGGTGTGCGCCGCCTCGGATCGCTGGAACCGCCCCTGCCCGCGCAGGTACTCCGCCACCTGCCGCCGCTGCTCAAGGGGCAGAGCATCAAAGCTCGGCCGCCAGCCAGGCGACCCGGGCCCTGCTTCAAGCGCCGCCGCCGCGCGCATCAGTACCACGCCCGCTTCGTCCCGGCCGCGCTCGACACGCCCCGTCACCGCGTCCAGAACCTGCCCAACCGTCATGCCGGGCCGGAGCAAAGACCCGTTGTTGGCGAAGGCCTGCGCCGTGCGGGCTTCCGCCCCCGGCCGGTCGCCCATGGTCGCGCGATAGGTGGCCTGGGCATCGGCGCCGGGGTCCGCGCGAAAGAACGCCATGCCCGCACCAGCACCGAGAAACCACATGGCGTAGTAGTCGCCCACCCCCGGCTCCCGACCCAGCGCCGCGCGCATGCCGGGCGTGTGCTGCTGCGCGAAGCCCCGGAAGATGCGCTCCTGCGCTGCCCCATCGCTGCGCTGCGAGGCAGACAAGCCCAGGCGCGGCGCCCAATCGGCCCACAACCCATCTGTAATTTGCAGCCGGCCCACCGCGCTCGAAGTAGGCCGACCATCCCGCCCCATCGGCCGCGCGTCATCCCGCCCGCCGCTTTCGGCCTGGGTGATGAGCGTCATGGCCCGGCCAATCTGATCGCCGGGCGGCACCCCGCCCCGTGCCTCCCGCTGAACGTCCGCCAGCGCCGGCTCAACCACGGTGAACTGGCGAATATGAACCCGCGCCCGCTCGCGGGTCATCGTGCCCGCCGCCACCTGCTGCTCGACGCTGGCGACAAAGCCTGCCGCCAGATGCGCCGCGTGTTCCGGCGAGCTTGAGCGCATGGTGTCCACCAGGTCACGCCCCTGCTGAACCACCGTCGTCTCAGCCAGTCCCGACGCTTCGGCCTGATCGCGCCGGTGGCGGTTTTCCCACAGCGAAGCGTAGTGCTGGCTTGCAATGCGGCCAAACGCGGTGCCCACCGGCACGCGCAGCGCAGCTGGCAATGTGGACAGCAGCCCCGACCGCATGCTCTCGGCAGCGGCCATGAAGGCATCAGGGTCGTTCGCGTGCTGCGAGCGCAGTTGCAGCAAGCCGCGCTGGTTGTCCTGGGTGAACTCGTTGGCGTAGCGGTTGGACAGGACCGACCGGTAAGCGTCCTGGCCTGCCGTGGAGAACAGCGAGCGTGTCAGATCCGGAGGCGTCAGCCTGCCGTTTTCGTCCCGCTGCAAGGGTGCCGTCGCCGCCTCGGCCTCGCCCAACTGGCGGGACATGACCTCGACTTCCCCGCGCAGCGTCTCGGCAATGGGGGCAAGGCCCTGCTGCAAGCTGCGCCCGGCATCGGCTGCAGCCGCACCAGCGGCCCTCATTCCCTGGGTGGCATCCACAGGCTGAACCACCGCTGCGGTGGGAATGGCGACGGAGCGTTGATCGCGCGGAAGAATGGCCATGGTCCTACTTTTTCATCAGCGCGAGCTTGGCCGCGACGGAACAGAAATGACGCCAGAGCGCCCTGGCTCCAAAGCCGGCACAACAATTCTCAGGCTTCCGCTGCCGGCAGCGCGGCTTGGCGCAACCGGCGCAACCGGCGCGGCAGCGTTGGGCGCCGTCAACCCGCCTTGTGGTGCGCCGGCCGCCGCCGCCCCCGGCACGCCGAAGGCGCTGGACCGGTAGAGGCCCGCGCCGGCCTGCACCATCTGGAAGCCCGCCTTGAGCCACCCCGTCTGCGCAGACTGGGACCAGACTGCCGACTGCAAGGCGAGAGAACGGTCTTGAAGCAGGCCTTGCCGCTGCTGGACGGTGTTCGCCATCGCGGCACTGCTCGCTCCCATTTGAATTGCGGCCAGGTCGGCATCCAGCGCGCGGTCATTCTCATTGCGGATTACCCCAATCGTCCCAACGCTACCGGGATCAAGACCAGCCGCCAGCGCGGCAACATCGAGGCTGCCATCGGCCAGTTGCGCCCGGCGCCGGCGAACAAGCTCCTGGTCGCGCGCCTGCAACGCCTGGCTGTCCCGCTGCACCAGCATCTGCTCGCGCTGCAACGCCAGCCCCTCGCGCTGCAACGCGATAGCGGACTTGTTGGCCCCGGCCTGTGCCTGCGTTCCCATGGCGCCGAACAGCGCGCCGCCCGCCGATGTGGCCGCGCCCGCGATCAGGGCAATCTCAATGCCGCTCATCCCACCTTCACCTCTCGGATCATCGCCAGCACGCCCACCGGCAAGGGCGTGGAGCGCGTGATGCGCAGCTGGGCCCACCCATCCTCATCGCGCCTGTTCCAGCCCAGGTGCCGCGCCGTGGCCCACCCCGACCGAAGCGCCGCCTGGTTCAAAGGCCCGCCGTCGCGCAACAGGACAAGCTCATAGCCGCGCACCACGGCCGACCTTGCCCGCCACAGATGCACGCTGGTCTTGACCACCCGCTGCGTCTTGTTGGTGAGCGCGTCGCCCGGCAGTTCCGCAATGGGCGGCAGCGGCTCAATCCACCAGTCAAAGGCCAGACCAGCCTCGAAGCTCCCCACCAAAGGCCCATCGGGAATGGTGCCGCTGCGCGGGAACACCCCGCCCGCCCCCACAACCTCGGTACCGTAATAGGTGCCGGGCGCGGAGACATGAACCGTCGCCTCAAGCAGATGCGGCATAAGAGGCAAGGCGGCCTGGGCCACAACCGAGGCATCAAAGCTGCGCTCCGGGTCAAACACTTCCAGGCGCAACCGCCCCTGCCGCAGCACAGCGGCATAGACGCGGCCATTGACCGCCACCAGCGACTTGAACATCCCCTGCGTTGTCCAGCGAAACCAGGCGCTTATCTCCTGATCGCGGATCGAATGGAGCAGCGCGATATCGCCAGCGCTGTTCACGAAGAAGGCGTACTGCTCAGGGCGGCCGGCGATGGAGTTCTGTACGGCGAGGTCCACAGGCGTTCCCAAAAGAGTGGCAACCGCCAGCGAAAGCGGCATGACCGAGATTGTGGCGCCGCTGTCTCGTACCAGCAGATCGCGCACCGCGCCGCTGATCGCCTGGCAGAACACAACGCCCCCGTCGAAGGCCATGGGCGCCACCCCATTGCTGCTTACGCTGTCGGACAAGGCATCGAGGCGGGTGTTAACCGGCGTTACCGGCGCCGTCGCAGCCAAGGCAGAGGCCAGGATGCCCTTGTCCGTGAACACGAACAGGCTGCCAGTGGAAATCATGTGGTTGATGGATCGGACGCCACCGGCCGCGGTAACGGCTATTGCGTCTCCGTCCTCGGCCGCGCCCAGGTCGAAGTCACGAAAGCGGCCAGCCCGGCTCATCCACAGCGCGGTGCCAGCATCCCGCGTGCCGCCCAGCGCCAGCCGCCCCTGGTGCAGCGCCACGGCGCGGAAGTAGCCCCGGACGGGGTTTGAGGCCTCTTCTTCCCACAAGGGAGTTACCGTTGCATCAGGGATCGCCGGGCCAACCCAGACGCCTTCGGCCACCAAAGCACTGAGAACGCTCGAAACCTGGAAGAACCTGAAGGCGTTGGCCGAAGGATCGCGCACCCGGAAGATCGTGTTCACATGCCCGGCCTGCAGCACAGCGGCCGAGAAGTTCAGATGGGTGTTGGTGTTGCCGGTCGTAATCGTGATCGAGGGGCTGGCGTAGCGAAAAAACGGGCGGCCCGGCGCCCCCACCCAGCCGATCGCTTGCAGCACGAAGGTCGCATAGCCCGTGCGCACCAGTTCGCGCGGCGGCACATCAGGCCCGACAACCCACATCACGTCACCCTGTTGGGCAAACCGCAGCGTGGGAAGATCGGCCGCAGTCCAGGGGCCATCCACCACCGTCAGATAATCGCCCGTCTCCCCGTCGAACACCTCCACCCGCCCCGGCAGGAACGCCAGCGCGTAGCCTTGGGCGATGGAGAACTCGAACGCAGCCAGCCGGACCTGCTCATCAGCCGCCGACAAGAACGCCAGATGAGCAAGGCCCCACCTGCTCAGTGCCGCGCCCGTGGCCAGGGGCAGGCAGTTGAGCATGTCCGACGCGCCGTTGCGCAGCAACACGGTGTCCACCCGCGCGCCGGCAACCGCATCGAACATGCCGCCGATGAAGTTGGTCTGGAAAGTGCGCAGCTTCACAGGCGGCGCAGCGCCGCAAAGCGCCCTGCCGGCAGCCGCTGGGGCTGTTCGGTCGCGTTCAGATGCCGGGCGCGGCGCAATTCAAGTTCGGCCAGCTGCATGAAGTTGGCGCTGCGCGAGTCGTCCTCGGTAACAGCCACGGCAAACTCTCCCGCGAGGCGGTAGATCAGCGCCTGGCGGAAGGATGCCCGAAACTGCGCCTCGTCGCAGATGCCGTGGAAGTAGGCCACCACCTCATCCTGCACCCCGGCGTTGACCCAGACGCCATCGGCCGCCAGCTCCCACGGGCCGCGCGTGCCGCTCACCCGGATTTCAGCCAGCCGCAGAACGCCAGGCGGCAGGGCATACACGCCGGACCAGTCGGAAGGCGGCACCACATCGCGGCGGGACAGCACCTCGGTGAAGCGGTTGAAGTTCCAGGGATGCCCGCCCAACAGCGTATCGCGCACGCCGCCATATCGCTCGGCCGCAATCACCGAAGGCGCCGTGCCCGCGGTGAAACTCTCAATGGGCTCCTCCCCAAGCAGCACCAAGGCGGAGGAACAAATGCGGATTGCGTCGGCTTCGCTCATGGAGCGGTCCTAACAGCCGCCAGCCGCGCGCCTGATGCACATGGAAAAGGCCGCCCCCGCAAAGGGACGGCCCACCACCCAACTCCCGGAGGCCCCCGTAAGGCTAGGCGGTAAAGATCTGCTGCAGCACCACGACAACCGTGCCGTCGTTGGAACTGACCATGTAGTTGCGAAGCTGCATCACGCCAGCGTTCACCACCGTCGCCGTGATAATGTCGCCCCGCGACAGCATGCGCGCGGCCGGGTTGAAGTAACCCGCCGTCAAGAGGTTCGCGTGGGTGTCGGGCGTCGTGTAGTGGTACATCGAAGTTCGGATAGAACCGCGATTACCGGCCACGGCGATGACCGGACCTTGCGCGTACTGGACAATATCACGTGCATCGTAAGCCATGGTGCTCTCCTTAAGCGTTGTAGCGGCGCAGCTGCACGCCCTGGTTTTCGATCAGCACGGCGCCCTGGCTCATCTTCCCCTTGATGAGGTAGGCGTCATAGTCGTGTTGGAAATTGGTTTCCGGGGTGATTTCCTTGCCGACCGCCACGCCCAGGCACATCGGGTTCCACCAGATGTTCAGCGGGTTGCCGGAACTGTGCTTGGGCAGACGCGAGAACGGGCCATAGCTGAACCCGTAGAACATCTTCTGCTTCACGCCCTCGACCGTCATGGCGGTGTCGCCGCCCACGTCGGAGTTGACGAAAGTGTTGAGGCCCAGCAGGTCCGACCAGCACGCCCAGCTCACCAGGCAGTGCATGGAGCCGCCATCGAACGCCTCCGCATTGCCGAACTGCTGCAGCACCAGGCGCGGCACCACGTCCGAGGCGAAGGAATCCGCCGCCGCGAGGCTGTTGTTGGCGTTCGTGGAGCTTGCGAGCGCCGTCAGGCCGTAGTCGTCCTCGGATCGGGCGAGGCTCATGGCAATGGCCGACTGAACCGCGCCGCGTTCCTCCACGTTCGTCTTGAGCTGATCCATGTCGTCGATCATGGAGGCGCCGTACATGTCCGTCAGATCGACGAACACCCGATCACGGGCGATGTCCTGCGTCGGCACCTTGCCGTTGCGGGTCTTGGGCTGTGCCACGGCGGCGAGGCCAATCTTGGGGAAGTGGCTGCGATAGCCAATCACGCCGGTCTTGCGGCGAGACCGGCCGCGCATGACGCCGCCCTTGTTCTGGAAGGCCACGAAAAGCTCTTCGTTGAATTCCTCGGTGAAGTGCTTGGTGATTTCGGCGGTCATAGCGGGGTTCCCCTACGGGCGAAGGCAATCCGGCTTTTCCCCCACAGCGCCCGGCGCCTTGTCCCGAAGGGGGCGCGAGCCGTGCGGCGGGGCCGCTGCAGCGCGTGTAGCCGCACCCGGCACCGCCCTCATATGCACAAGCTCAGAAGCGCGGGGCGTAGCCTTCCGGCCGAACACCGCGCGCCCGGGCCGCCGCCACCTGTTCGCGCAAGGGCCCGCCCCGCAGCGAGTGGTTGTAGTCGGGGCTGGACATGGCCGCGCTCATTTCGGCTGGCGTCATCGTGGACCCGCCGCTGCCAGGGGGCATGCCGTTGAGAGGCACGTCCTGGGTGCGCGCCAAGATGCGTTCCAAAGCCATAACACCCGCCGCCGTGGCGGTCATTTGCAGCAGCGCGCCGCGCTCGCCCTCGTCCGTGACCAGCACGCCCACCTTGCGCTGCACATCGGCCAAGCGCTCATCCGCGCCCTCGCCCAGCTTGGCCTTTTCCGCAACCAGGTTGGGCAATCGGGAGAACGTCTCCCCCATGTAGGCCGCAACCAGCTTGTCCACCTGGTCCTGCTTGGCGCCCAGCCCGTGCAGGATTTCCCGCGCCGTCTGCATAAGAGGGGAGGCAGGATCGAAGTCGCCGGCCTCGTAGCCATCGGGGATCAGGCCGCGGTCAAGCTCGATCTTGTAGCCGTCTGCCGTCTCAGGAACGCCCGCGCGCGCGCTGGCCTCCATTTCAGTCCTCAACTCAGCCTTGATCGCGTCATTCTTCTGCCCAAACCGCTTTTCCAAGCTGCTGTAGGCTTCGGCCAGCCGCTCCGGGGCGTCGAACTTCTCCGGCAGCCAGGTCGGGCGTTCGCCGGGGGCGGCGGGAGGTGCGGCCACATCCAACGCAGGCGCGTCGGCAACCGGGGCAGGGGCATCCGCCGGCGAAGCGGGCTGTGTTTCGCTCATGGGGTCTTTTCCTGTTCAGCTTTTGACCGGCCTGCCCGCTGCATGATCTGCAACAGGCGCTCGCGGTCGCCTTGCGCCATTGCCAAACGCAAAGGGTCAATCGGCCCTGGCGGCAGCGCGACCCGCAAGGCCGTCGCCTCCCACCACTGCACCAGCGGGCGCATGGCGGGATCGCTCATCAGCCGGTGACAGGCCGCGTCAATGCGCTCCTGCTCGGTCACCCTGGCACCAGCACAGGCGAGGGCGACAGAAGGGCCGTGCCGCCCGGCGCCGGCGCCTGGCCACCGCCCGCCGCTTCCAGCGCGCGCATGCCCATCTCTATCGCGGCAGCCTTTTCGTTGGCGTCGAACATAAGGTTTGCCGGCACGCTCATGCGCTCGGCCGACCAGGTGGCGAAGCGTTCCAGGCTTACCGTCGCCGCCAGCGCCTCAGGGCCATAGAGCGCGGCAATGCCCTGCATCCACTCCGAAGCGCGCCGGACCTCGCCATAGGCTGCCGACCGCACGAAGGCGCTGGACGGCACCACGTTCAGCTTGCGCTCGCCCAGGGCCGGCATGTCGATCCGCCCCTGTTGCTTGAGCAGGCGGGTCACGCGGGCCAGCAACGGGAGCACCGTTTCTTGCCAGATGCGGTTGTAGGCGGGGCCAATGGCCCGGGCCAACTCGTTCATGCGCTCCTGGATTTCGAACGCAGTCACCGGCGTGCCTTCGCGCGGGCCCATCTGCTCGTTGTAGAGCGCCTTCTTGATGGCGTGCTGGTGGTCGCGCAGCAAAAGCTGCCCAATCTCCATGCGCCCGCCCTGCGGCGCCAGCGGCTGCAGCCCGCGCGAGCCCGGCGCAATGGGAATGATCGTGCCGGGGATCAGCTGCACGGACCACGGGTTGAGCACCCCGTCATCCTCGGCTTGCCACATGCCTGCCATGGCCATTTCGCCATGCGCCAGCAGCATCCGCACGATTTCGTTGCAGACGGCCATCGCCGGCATGGCGTGCATGCCCTGCCCGATGCCGTAGAGTTCCCCCGCGTTCTTCGCCCAGCGGCCCACAACGTAAGGGCATGCCCCCTCGCCGGTCACCACCTTGGCCGGCGCCAGGCGCTTGCCGTTGATGTGGCGCTGGCACAGCCACCGCTCAGGGCGACCCATGCCCCAGGCCTCAAGATCGCGTATCCAACTCTCAATGACCTCCACCGGCTCCGCGCGCTTGCGAGCGTCGTTTTCCTCCGGCAGCGAAGCGCCAGGAAACTGGTGCGGCACGGCGTAGCGCGGCAGGCGGTAACGCACATGCACATCGGCCCAGGCCCCGTCAGGCCCCGGCGTCAGCCAGCAGTCGGGCAAGCCGATCGCCTGGAAGCGCACCGGCTGCGACCAGGGGCCGGGCAGCACGCGGATGCAATGCGTCCCGGGCCCAGCCACATCAACCAGGCTGTCCTTCATTTCGGCCGCGAGGTTGGACCTGGACAGCGTGAGGAAGATTTCGCGCTGAACATCGGCCAGACCCGCCCGGGCCTCGTCGGTGGCCTCGGAAGGGTTGGCAAACTCCAACTGCGCCCACTCGACGCCGGTAGGCATGATGCCGGTCTGCAGGCGGGAGGCGAATTCATCAATTCCCACCATGCCCGTCTCATCATAGACCTCGCCGCGGTTCGCCCCATAGGCGTCCTGCCCCTGCGGCCCCGTCGTGAAGGCAGGCCGGTAGGGCATGGCCAATTCGTGCAGCCGCTGCCAGCGCGCTTCCCAGGGCGTGCGCAGCGACTTCGCCAGCGCCCAGCTTTCCTTGACGCTGGCCTCTACATCTTGCTCGCTCATCGGGGCCTGAGATCTCCACCGCGAACAAAGCCCGTGAAATCGCCCGACAGAAGGGAGCGCGACCCCACACGGTTCGCCTGGCGGTCGGCCAGCGAGCGTTCGGTGCGCACCCGCCCTTCGGCTTCCTCCCGCGTCACCCGCTCATCCTCCTTGACCATCTGCGCCTTTTGCAAGCGCAGCTGATCCGTCTGCAACTGCACCAGTTCACGCTCTTCGGGCGATGGCGCGGGGGCTTTCGGGGCTCTCATGGGGTTCTCCAAGGCAGCATCGCCCATGGCTTTGCACGCGCATCGGGCGCGAACCAATGCACAGCGCAAGCCCCAAGGCGTTGGCCACCAGGGCAGGGGCAGCGCCAGCGCGTCCACCACCACCCGAACGCAATGCCACCAGCCCAGCCGAGGATAGGGCAGCGCCGCCGCATCCCGCGCAGACGGCCGATCCACCACAAAGCACTCCGTGGCGCGGTGCATGGCAGTCTGCACCACCGCATGCCGCACCGGGCCCACAACCAGGCGGCCGGGCGTCCACTCCACCCACAGCCACAGGTCGCCCCACAGCGGGCGCGCGCACCAGACATGGCCAAAGCCACGCCGCAGCAGCCGCGTGGTCCACGCCTCGCCGCCGACAAACCCCACCACCCAACAGAAAGTCATCGGCCGCGCCTTGCCGCGCGCGCCAGGGCATAGGGGTTCACACGCACCGCGCCGTTGGGGTTTTGGTACTGCCGCGCCCGCTCGCGCTGCTCGTCCCGATCCGCGCCGCCAGCCGCCCGATCATGGTTGCTGCACAGGTATTGCAAGCCGTCATGGATATGGCTGTAGAGGTTCTTTGCCGGCTCTTCGTGGTACTGATCCAGCGAGCCCATGACCCGCTTTCGCTCGTAGCGGTAGCCGCCCTTGAAGCCCTGAATGAGCGTCTGGCACGCGGGGGAAATCAGGATTGCCGGCTGTCCGCGCGACGTCCGCGTGAGGCGGTCCGTCACCGCCTTCTGGCGGCGGTCTGGGTCGTTCGTCCAGCCTTTGACCAGAGACAGCCCGCCCTCGCGCGCGTGGTCAAAGGCCGTGGTGTCATCGCCGCCCGTGCGATTGCCGCCCGAAGGATCGCCCCATCCCGTGATCTTGACGCCAGGGAAATCGGCATTGAGCGCCGGCACCACAACCGACTTCACAAACTCCTTGACCGACACATTCTGGCCCACCCACTCGCGCAGCACCCGCAGCTGGCCGTCCACATCCTGGGCTACCACGACAGCCGGATTGCGCGCGAAATCCCCGCCCGCCAGCAGCTTCATGGTCCGCGACTGGTCAAATTGCAGGGGCGTCTTGGCGACATGCAGCCGCTCATCAAAGTCAGGATACACCAGGCGCGTTTCCGCGGCGCGAGTAAGCTCGTTGCCGCACATGTTCAAGATCCAGCCGAGCGTGTTGCCCGGTATCTGCGCGCGGTAGTAGCCAGGCCGCAGGTTCTTGAGGTTCTCCGCAGCAGGGTTGTCCTCAAACCCCGAAATCCGCCCGTCGTGATCGCGCAGCGGCAGCAAGCCAGGCGGCTGGATGAAGAAGTTGACCCCATCAGGCCGGCGCATGAGCGTACGCTGGTAGCCGTCCATCCAGTCGGGCGGCTCCGTCAGCCCCTCCCACATCGCCATGAAGTGAAACTCGTCCTCCGGGCAGTTGGTGTCTGCAATCACGCCCGCCCAGCCATGCGCCTCGCCCTTCATGCCAGGCCCACGAAAGCGCCCGCACCGCGAACGCAGGTTGACCACGATCTCACGCGGGATTTCCCGCAATTCGTTGATCCAGCCGCCCGAAACCTCCAACGACAGCAGGTTTCGCACCTGGTCGGGCCGGTCCATCGGCATGAAAATGACCTCGGCCTCCACCTTCACATCATCCAGCCGCACGACATGGCTGTAAGGCGGGGACCAGTTGAACTTCCCAAACACGTCCTCCGGGAACCACTGCAGGTATGAGGGGATCGTGGTCGTTTCCAACATCGGGTTGGTGTTGCGGACCACCACCCACTTCGATCGGCGCCAGCCGTCCGTCCCCACCGGGGCCTCAAGCCAGTGCAGCAGCATCCGCACAACGCAGGCCACAGTCTTGCCGCTGCCGATCGGCCCGCGGATCACGTCAATCGGAACTAGCCCGTTGTCCGTCGCGGGCCGGCTCTTCACAAAGCTCGACGCCACCAGCCCCGGCGTCTGCCAGTCAAAGCTATGCGGCATCAGAAATCGTGGGCCGGCAGCCCCAGCAAAGCCCGGCGCGCAAGGTCATCCACCTTCGCCGGGCCCAGGGAAGCAATAAACCGATCCGCCTGCGCGTCCGTCATCTGCCGCGCCGGCACCAGAACCCCGCGCACCCACCCGCGCATCGTGTCTCGCAAGCCCGCCCGGTAGTCCCGCCACCAGCCATAGCTTTCCAGCCCCTCGGCCGCACTCACGGCACATGCCCCGCCGGCGGCCCCTCATCACCCCCATCGTAGTCCGGGTCATCCTGGTCGTCGTCGTTGACCGCCTCAGCAGCCGCACCAGCATCAGCCGGTTCAGCCTTGCCACGGTAAGTAAAGCCGCGCCCACGGCCAGGCTTGGCCACCGGAGGCTGGTTCGGCTTGGGAGGCATCCGCTCCCCACCATCCACCGCCGCCAGGCACGCCACGACAAACGCCAAATTGTCGAGGTCCACACTCCCAGCCTTCGCCGGGTGCATCAAACGCTCCACATCAATCAGCCGACGACGCAAAACCTCATACCGCTCCTGCTGCCCCACCGTCGCCAGAACCAACACCCGCTCGTCCACCAAGTGACCCTCCACCCCAAAGACCAAACCCCTACCCCCAACACACCACACCCACCCATGCACACCGCCCGACCACCAGCTATGCGACAGGGAACATTCCCGCCCAACACCCCCCTCACATCACACTGCTCAGTTTTTCCCCCCCCCCCCCCCTTTGGGGTCGGGCCAACTCCCCCTGTTTCCCGCCCACCAATCCCTGCCTCCCAAAAGGCGCCCCCCTCCTTCCCCGGGTGGGGTTTGTTGTTGAAGGGGGGTTCCCC